CCTGCCTCAAGTCCAAGAACTCCACCACTTAGTGTTGAAGCCTTTTGTCCGAATACCGCAAGAACGTTTTCAAGAGTACCTTCTGCGAATTCTGTTGCAATCATAACCTCCATAGCGGACTTAAACAGCTTAGCTGTATCAAGCAACTGATCTACAGTCACTGAGTCGTATGTTGGGTTGTAAGTAATTTGCAAACCGTTGTTTGTGTAACCTACGTTACGGTATGCGGCACCAGTTGCTCCTGGTGTAGTATCGATTGCGTTAAGTGAATCAATGTATGATGAACCTGCAATGTAACCAGTTACTGGGGATCCAGAACCTGCAGCACCGTTTTTAAATGCTGGTACTAATGTATTACGTAGAGCAGTTCCTGCTACTGCTGCTGTTGGTGTTGCTGTGTTTGAGGTCGCAACTGCTGCTGGGACCATGCTAGAATTATATCCTGATGTTGTTGAATCTTCTACTGATAAAAACAGTGGAGATGCACCAACAAGAATATTTCTAGCGTTACCTGTATTTTGTGCCATTAATTTATTCCTCCTATATATATATACATATTAAAATCTTTTAATCAAGCTGGCTAGGCTTCTTTCCTCTAAGGCAATTATACGGAACAAGTCAACCAAAAGCAACTTATAGAAATCTTCCTACCCTATCTACCATTCTGGCATACTTTACTTCCAAAATGACATCTGAAGACATTAGACCCTGCATTTCCTCTGATGGCTCTGTTGGGGATATATCGGCTACAAAAATGCTAAAAAATTTGAATTTATTAGACAGGCTTGCAAACCTATTTACGTCTCTTGCAGACTCATCTACCCTTCTAAATTCATCAATCATAAAATTCCTAATCTCATTGATTTCTGAAACATCTGGGGAGTATATAGTAAAGAGTATCTGCTCACAGCAGACCATCCAATTTTCCTCATATGAGGTTCCAATTTTGTCATAAACTATATGTTTTTTTCCACTCAAAAATTGATCCATTTCAGATACCTGTTGGACAGGAATAATGGGAACTATTTTGTCGTTTATACTATCGCTAAAATATTCGTTCTCATCAAATATTTCAGCTGCCACCAATTTAGACCATAAAAATTTTCTTATTTCTAGAATTGCATCTAGTTTATAATTTGCTGTCATACTAAGGACCCTCCAAATGACATCTCTACTGCTGAGTCCGCCATGCTTCTAATTGAATTTGGAGAAAATGAATATTGAACTGTTTTAATTGTTGCTGGTATTTTTAATGCTTTCATTGAAGCTGAATTAAATATATCTTTAAATCCAGATTTTTTAATAGATGAGCTTACAAGGTTCCCGCTAAAAAATCTTGAATATTGTAAAGTAAATTGATTTTTAACACTAGGTCCTCCTGGCCTTTTAACGGTCACTGAAGCCCCTTTGGGCATAAAGACTGTCTCACCATTAGATTCAAATACTAACCTCTCAGAATGGCGTGGAGCAATTTTAAGAGCCATTCCTGACTCCATCACAGACGCTTTGTTTTGAAATACGTGTTTCCTTTGTTTTTCTGGTCCAGGAACAAATGTTTTTGATGGTTCAAATTTAAAATTAACTTTAAAAGATATTCCTGCAGAATCTAAAGATGTTAGACTAAATAATCTATCATTTGCGCTTCCAGTCTTACCCCATTCATATACATGGTGAAATGCTTTTGGCTTTGATCTTGCTTGTGAATCTACGTATTGCCCAAAATCTTTTTCTATTTGATTAAACACTACCTTTTTAAAAGTACTTTTAAACTTTTTGCTATTGCTTAATTTGGCAACTACATTTGCTTGATAATATAAGGCAGCAGAAATTTGTGCAATATTGCTGTCTTGAATAATTCCCTTTGGGCTTTTGTTATACATTAATCTTTCAAGACCAGAAGCTGCTTGAAGCAGCATTACGTTAGATTCCAATTTGCTGATTCTCCGATCTCTTTAGAGAAGAATTATAACCAATTACTCTACCAAATGGATCTGTTATAGGACTACTTCCAATAACTTCAAATACTGTGGGTGTCTCTGATGGATAGTCCTGCTCTGTCCAAATTGATTTTCCGTCCCTGTCTTTAATGTTTGAAACCTTGTGCCTTAAAGATATTTTACTTTCAGTACGAACTTGAATATTTTGCTCGTTTTTGTATTTGTTAGAAAAGGATTGGGTGTCTCCAGATCTAGAAGTTGAAGAATTACTTATAATGCTTTTTGCATAGCATGGAATTGTTGAGTAATAAGACCATTCTTTTTTTATAGCACCAGTATCATCATCTTGAATATCTGTTTGTCTATAGATATCCAAGTTCATAGGCAACATGGACTGTATTAAATCTATCATTAAATTACTACCATATTACTTAAAACATATGAGCTTAGTAACTGGTCTGCGTAGGCATTTCCAGTTCCAGCATATGCGCTAGAGCTATATTCAAATTTCCAATCAAATGCTTGAACATTTTTTGCGTATTTGTTTCTCCAGATAGAATCTTTAGAAAAGTAATCTTTCATTAACTCAATACAAGCTTGGCTAACTTCTGTTGGAACCCTGTCCCATCCGAATTGACCATGAATTGTGTATCTAATATTTTTTCCAAACAAAGAACCGTCGCTATCATTAACGCTAGGTGGCACAAATCCATTTGCAGTATAAACTGCATTGTCTATTGAATTAGTTTTATTAATTCTAATTCCAAAACCAGTTTCTGAAATAATTGGATTAAATATCCAGTTGTTAACAGCAGGAACAGATTGATTGTCAATTAAAAGGATATCGTTAGAATAAAGTTTATTTAGTTTATTTATTTTATAAGGTAATACTAATACCTCTGAGTCTGATCCGTACACTACTTCTACGTCTTGGTATAAGTAAAACTCTTGGCCTGTATGTCCTTCTATAATTTTTCTAGCATATCTCTCTGCAGATTGAATCTCTTGATAATTTTTATAATTTGGATCGCTAGGGTCTGATCCGAAATTTAGATCTTGCAAATGTTCATTAATGTTTATGTAAGGAGTAACTACATCAACATATGATGCATGGTATCCCTCTGTTCCAGAAATTAAATACGACCAAACTAGCTTGAAACTTCTATTTCTTTCCGTATAGTTAAAAGGCAATATAACTTGATACGATCCAGAATCTGTTTCTACGCTAGTGGCCGTAAGTGTTGTTAAGATTGTAGTTGGGGAAATGGCAGGGACTATAGAAGGATCCTTTGTAACATCGTAAACTTTTACTGTAACTGTGTCTGGACTGACAAGTTCAGACTCCCAATATATTTTGCTTTTTATTGGAGTCCTGCTATTTACATAAATCTCTGCCATTTTAAAAGGTTAAATTAACTGTAGAAGTCTTGAACTTCCCTTGGGGTAGCTAATCTAAAACCTTCCTCCTTATCAAAAATTTCTTGAGCAGATTCTGCAGACATTGCAACGAATGGATGTTCTTTTGTAAAAGTAAATCCTAAAGCATCGTATCTGTAATTGTCTCTTTCCATCTTAACTAACAAAGAATTTGAATCTACTTCCTGATTTAAATCAAATCTTGGTAATACTTCAATTTCTTCTTTAGCTTCTTCAACATCTTTAATTGCTTTACTATACACTTCCCAGGTTACCCCGTCTTCTGTTAGCGCCGCAATAATGTCGGCTTTTCCTTTTAAATCACTTGCGTCTACGCCGAAGTCTTCGGCTGCCTTCTTTAATTCAGATAATTTCAATGTCTCGAATGACATATGTTCTCCTTTTGGTTAGGTCGTTTAATTATATCACTAGTAAATTCAAATGAAAAGCCCCCAAATTAAATTGGAGGCTTTTCTTTAGATAAATAGATTATTTCTTAATTAAGAAGCAACCTTAACATCTTTTACAACTACCCAAGCATCTGGTTGTTCGATTTGAACGCCAACTCGAGTATACATTGTGTACTCAATGGAGTCCTTACGAGGCCAGAAGAATCGGTAAACAGTTACATCGCGCTTGATACCAATAACTACGTTATTTGGGAATGTCAAGTGGATATCTCCGTGTGAACCTGATGGGCTTGCATATGTACCTGTTTGTGTCTCAGGAAGAAGTGGTACCTCAACAATTGGAATACCAAATGCGAAAGGTGCTACATATCCTGCTGGTCCACCAAGTCCTGGTGTTGCACCACGGATAACGCTTGATGCGATATCTTGTGGGTTTGTCTGGTTTGTGCCAATGCTGTTAGCATATAGGTAATCCTGAATTAGGTTTGATCCTGCTAAAAAGCGAAGGTCTCCACG